CTGACGTAGCTTCTCACGGGCTAGTTCTGCTCCCGTATTGGTAGCTTGTTTGTTGTCTGAAGTAACAACCAAACTAATCTTGTTGTTTAGCACAGTTACTTCATGCGACAAGTGGGAAAGTGAATTCATCAAGTACACAACACAAGTAAACAGAATTGGCAGGATGGCAAACGCCACCTTCTCAATCAAAGCGTGTTTTTCGTTTGGTTCGTTCATAGTCCAATCATTCCAAGTAGTTTATCGACAATTTTCCCCGCCAACTCATCCGGCAGGAACCGTAGCAGGCCAAGCACCCACCATGCAATGCACAGCCTGACAAAAACTTTAAGAAAGAGGTCAAATTGCTTTTGATACTCATTCATTTCCCAGCCTTGGATAAATAACTATCCAAAAGAAATAATTAACAGGGACGGCAGACCAAAGCACTATATCAAGCCAAGTCATCTTCCACACCTTCTGGTTGTTGCACAAAAATCCACCAACTCATAAACACCCCAAAACAATATAAACAATGAAAAGAATAAAGCGCCAATAATCATAGCTATCTCATTCATTTCTTGTTCTTTCTCTTTGGCTGCTTTCTCTGCCTTCTTTAGCGCACTTATCTCTTTGGCATCTGCCAAGTCCATCTCGGCCTGCCTAGCCTTAATCTTGTTCCAAACATCAATCTTGCCAGTCTGCATAAAGAGCATCTTTAGCTCTTCCTCAAACGCTCTGGCCTGCTCCAGTACCATCTCAATCTGCAAGGCCGTCCCCATGTTGGAGCCTTTTCCCGACTGCTTGGCCTGAAGCATGGCCTTTGTAGCTACAGACTTAGCGTCAAATAGCTTCGCAATCATGGGGGCAAGTGAGCCTAGGTCTTGGGCAACACCCGCCGCTTTCTTAACCAAGCTGATTGCCGACTGTATGCCAGCCAGTGCGGTAACAGGATCAATCATTTCCGTTCAACCTTTTGCCACTCAAGGCATACTACTTTGCGGTTATAGACATCTCCTGTCCAAGCCCAGCGCACACAGCGGTATTCATCTTTCTTTTTTTGACTAGACGTTTGCGGCGCTAGCATAAAGATCACCAACAGCCACTTCATACATCACGACCAACTCCATGCAATCATGTACGTGCCAAAGACGACAAGGGCCACAAGGCAGGCTGCGGCAATGAATGCTTCAGCCCAGTCCCACATCACGCTGGCTCTGGTATTTTCTTCTTGACTTTGGCTGTTATAACTGCTGTCGAGGTATCCCGATCAATTGTCATGTAGCCTTGGCAAGTGATGTTGTAGTCAATCCCATTAGCGTCTTTCTCGCTTTTGATTGGGGTCGTAATGTCAAGGTTCTTAAACAGAAACTCTTTGCCGTTTTCAAAGACGCGCCAGACGTGATCCATAGAACCGCGCCCTGCTTGGCCTCGGCTTTTATTGAACCTGATTTGGTAGGTGTTCATATTACTTCAGCGGCTTGTTGCGGAGCAGGTACTACTGTCAAATTAAAATGTACAAACTTGATTGGCAAATCAGCAGCGTGGCGGGTAAACGAATGAGACAGCCATGAGTTAGCAAAGATCATCATGCCGGGTTTGGGTGTAAAGTTGATTGCTTTACTGGCAGGTGTGGCCGCGTTTATGTCTTGCTCTGGTAGGTCAATCTGCACCTTAGCTGCACGGGGGTCATGGAACACAACGCGAGAGCAATCTTCTGGAGTCTCAAGGAAGTAGAAGCCTACAATCTGTGAACCAAATCCATGAACGTGTGCGTCCATTGCAGAATGCTTGTAATGTTCTTGAGTCCACATCTCCGTAAACTGCACCGCCTTGTCCTGCATGGCGTAGCCCTGCTCATTAAGGATGTTCCAAGCAGTAGCGCCAACAAACTCCGTAAATCCAACCATGCGTGGGTCGCCAAAGTAGCTGCCCGTCATGTACAAAGGATAGATTTCGTTAAGTGACTGAGTCTTGCGGGATTCTGCCAAACCTTCTTCAGAGACAGTGTTAACCGCTTCTAAAAAATCAGGGCGCTCAATGATGTAGATTGGGCATGGAAAGTGATATGCAACTTGAAGCTGTGTGTTCTTGACCACTTCAGCTACCGATTCGGCGGCTTTGCATACTTTTACTTTTAACTTCTTTGCGGCGGTCTGGGCCATGGTTCTCTCCTTGTTGGTTGGGCTATCAGTCTACAACTTGAACCCATTCCCAAGCAAAAAAATCAAACTTATATTGATTTCCATCAGCAGGTCTGACTGGAGTGTCTTTCCAGTTTGCATCCGCGCCGCACCAGTATGTCATGATGCCAGCATTAAGTTTAGTTTGGTCTTTTTCTGGACGCGGAATTGGGGGAACCAGTGTGTTAGTAGCCTCATCAAGTGTCCAAGCAGACCAATTTAAAGCGTACTCGCGCTCATTAAAAACATTCAAAACTGCTTGTTGTTTTGCAGTTTTTTCTTCGGCAGTCATATCACGCACCGTCCACACATCAGTCCAAACGCCATCTACTTTTGCATAGACAGCTTCTTGGTTTTCAAGCACTTGATAAACATCAATCGCAGGACGCTCAACACGAGCAAACGGCTCCCAATGTGCTGGAATTAAACCAAACGCTTGGATGAGGTTGTCCTCAAGAGCAGGGTGATTCTTAGTTACGCCGTTTTCAGTTTCAATATAAAGTTTCATGATTTCCCCAAAAAATTAAGGGCCAACATTAGTTGAGGGGAATGAGGGAGTTCCACGAGCGCCACAGACACACCAGACAATACGGACTGCGCCAACACCGCCGTTTTGCCCGCCAACATTGCTAGCAGAGCCACCAGCGCCACCTCCAGCGCCATGTGTCACACCAGAACCACCCGAACCAGCCCCGCCATTGGTTCCAGTTCCGCCATTTGAGCCACTAGCACCTTGTCCGTACAAACCTACGCCACCACCATTTGGCGCTCGAAACGCACCACAGCAGTTACTACCGCCATACCCACCTTGCCCACCAGAACCCCCTGTTCCAGTGTTTCCGTTACCAGAATATCCGCCTGCGCCACCGCCACCAGTTGAGCCATTAGCACCGCAAGAAAACGGCATCTTTGTCGTTCCCCCATTTCCTCCGCCAACAGATCCGCCAATTGTGGTTCCCGTTCCGCCGGGGCCGCCAGTTACACCAGAAGCGCCACCCCCACCAAATAAAGTACAGAGATTAACAAAAGAAGAATTACCGCCGCTTGTGGCATTGTTATTAACCACAGCACCAAGCCCCGCCGCTCCAACAACTACCGTATAGGAATCGCCGGGCGAAACTGAATGACTATTTTTGTATCGTAATCCACCGCCACCGCCGCCAAATCCGGGGCTAAAAATAGCATAAGCACCGCCACCGCCACCGCCAACAGTCAATGCCGCAACGGAAGTCACCCCCGCAGGAACAACAAATGTAAAACTGCCAGCAGTTGTGTATGTGGCACAAGTTATCGGTGCTGATGTTGTAATGCTGTTTGACGCCGCACTAGCAGGGCCAGTACCAATAGCATTAGTAGCTGTTACAGTAAAAGTATAAGATGTAGAAAATGTCAATCCAGAAACAGTAATTGTTCCTGACCCTGCTTGACTTATTGTTCCAGTAATACCGCTAGGACTTGAGGTAGCGGTATAAGATGTAATAACAGACCCACCGTTATTTGCGGGAGCGGTATATGCAACAGTTGCCGTTGATGTGCCTGTAGCCGTAGCTGTTCCAATTGTAGGCGCGCCGGGAACTGATGTTGCCGTTACCCCAGCAAAGTTAAGCATCATTCCACTCATGCTAAGTTCCCCGTAACTACTGCAACTGTGGCAGTGATAAACAGAATAGTGGCTACGCCCCTTGTAGTCACGCTAAAAGAAGAAATATCTGCATCTGTACCGCCTTTATAAACGGTTGTTACCGCAGAACAAGTGCAGGAAATAGACGATCCTGTGTTATTAAAGATACTAATTGCATCGCCAGCCGCAAACACAGATGCAGGGACTACAACATCGCCGCCAGTACCAAGTTCAATAAACTTACCTACATCGCCAATAGCAAGGGTGTAACTTGTTGTTTTAGCACCTGAGTTTGGTATGTTGAGATAGCCAACTTTGTTTGTGCCATCTACTGTACAGGCTGAAAGTACGCCACTTGCGGGAGTACCCAGTGCGGGTGTTACAAGTGTGGGGGATGTAGCAAACACCAATGCACCGGATCCAGTTTCATCTGTAACTGCGGAGGCTAAGTTTGCAGAAGATGGTGTGCCAAGAAATGTAGCAACACCTGCGCCGAGAGATGTTATACCTGTGCCGCCAGAAGCAACCGGGAGCGCAGACCCCAGAGTCAAAGAGGTGAAATACGAAGCCGCATCAACAACGTTAGTGCCGTTGTTAAAGACCAGCGTGGCCTTACCCGCAGGAACAGAAATGCCCGTACCTGAAGTGTTCTTCACTGTTTTAGCGCCAGTGCCGGTGTTATTGATAAGGTAAAACTTCTCAATCTGGCAACCAGAACCCAGTATCAAGTTACGCACAGACCCTACACCAGAAGAGCTTTCTGTAATGTTTAAACGTAAGTTTCTAGCCGATTGGGATGTTGCCGAGTCGGTAAGCGTAATTGTTACGTCTGCGTCCGTTGCAAAATCTACTGTGGCTTGACCTGTAATGGCCTCACCCAGTACTGCGTCGCCCAGATTGACGTTGGTAAGGTTACCCCATTGACCTGAGTTCTGTCCTGTTTCAAGCAACTCTATTTTAAGCGCTGACCATGTACTTGCCATTTTTAACTCCTAGTTCGTTGTGACTGCAACCCAGTTGGCAGTCTGTGTATCATCAATTACATCCCAGAATGGGCGTGCAGTCAATCCATCTGTACCTGTTGCTAACTCACTAATAGAAGCTACAAAAGCTGCTGCTGCTATCAAAGTTTCTACACTTACTGCATTTTCAGTAATTGTGCCTTTAAATCCTACTTGTGCCGTAATTACATCTGACCCCGTAGCAGTTTCTGTAATTGTTGCATTAATTACAACTATCGCCGTTACTGCATCTGTGCCTGTCGCCGTTTCCTGCACATCACCAAAATATACAAGACTTCCGGCTATGTTATCTGTTCCGGTTGCTGTCTCGGCCACCGCACTTGCAAACCCTGCGTTAGCCAAAATAACATCTGTGCCAGTTGCTGTTTCATTTACTGCGGGACTTAAAACCCGTGTAGCAGTTACAGAATCTGTGCCCGTAGCTGTTTCTGTTATTACAGAAACAAACGCTATACCCGCTGTTACAACATCTGTGCCCGTTGCCGTTTCGCTTACTGTTGGATTAAGCGTTAAAGTAGAAGCTACCGCATCAGTAGCGGTGGCTAACTCACCTTCTCCACCCCACGAATTACTACCCCAACTGTTTTGCCCCCAAACCGTTCCAGCAATCGTTGCCGAATAAACTTCCCCGCCTACTGTTGCATCTGTACCCGTAGCAGTTTCGGTAATTATTGCCCCTACAGAAATAGCAGAAGAAACCACATCTGAACCTGTGGCAGTCTCCGTTACCGTCGTAGCATACAACGGCCCCCCTTCGGAAGCGTCTGTTCCTGTTGACGTTTCCGTTATCGTTGAGGTATATATTTTACCTGCCGCAATTACATCCGATCCAGTAGCTGTTTCACCTACTAAACCAGATGTGTCAAACTTTGCTACAACTACGTCTGTGCCTGTAGAGGTTTCGTCGATGGTGCTGTCGTAGGCGACAAAGCCGCCCCAACCGCTGTCCCCCCATGCGCCGTCACCCCACCCGGCCATGTTAAGCCGCCAAGCTGAATGTGTAAGTCACAGACAAAGTATCGCTGTTTACCACAGAGCGGTCACCGGGTGAACCAAAGTCAGCCGCAGAGAACAATGTTCCTGTTGTGCCACCCTTAGTGTTTTCGCTTGTCAAAAACGCGCCGCCAACAGTTGTTGTGCCGTTAATGTTAAACACGGCTGGTGAAGCTGTATTAGTTACCACGGATGGATTGGCAGTTGTAGCGGTTACAAACGTAGCAGTCACACGGTTAGCATTGCTGTAAGCAGTAACTTCTGTCCAACCAGCATGGGAAGCCATTGTGTCGCCCGCCGCAGGTGTATTAGAAGCGCCAGCGCCGTACAACCCAAGATACCAAGTGGTAATCTGGCTCACTGAGGTCAAAGCACTGCCCGCCATATATTGGAGGCCAACGTTGACCACCAAGTTCTTAGACTCAGCAGACCACTTCAAGTTGCCATCTTTGTCATGGCATTTGATTTCAAATACGCCGGTCGCTTTTGCGTCCTCACCGGCTTTGGTGTTACAAGTCAGGCCACTAGAAACAACGTCAGTGGCTTTGGTTTTCTCAATAGTCATGATGACTCCTTAGTTAGAACTACGAATTAAAGCAGAAGATGCCGTGTTAGCGGGCATCACGATAGTAAAATTACTCGATGTTTTGTCAGACCCAAAATCCAATACTGCAATAGATTTATTTGCCTGAGTAACATTGTAAATCAACGCACAACGAGCTGTCACCGAGGCGTTGAACACAGCGTCATTAAAGTTCACAAAGGCTGTGTACCCATCAGAGCTGATTGTGACCCCGGATAAGGCTACGCCGCCCGGCGTGTACCCACCACCACTTACCTCGTTGGTTGCACTGTACGCGGTTGTAGATTCGTTTAAATTGGCATTAGCCGTATACAAAGCAACCTTTAAGGTATTTGAAGACAGGTTGTGAACACCTGTATAAAGCTCCAGTTTAAAGCTAGTAGTCTGGGTTTGAAGAATGTTACTCACGATACTGCCACCCTAATTTGACCATCACGATAAGCGTCAGCGCGTTGTTTACCATCACCCAAATTCTTGAGAAGCGCCATAGCTTGAACGTACCGTTCTTGGTACAGCTTGTACATGCCGTCTTCTGGTGCGCTCTTCATGTAAGTTCCAGCCTCAGACAGAGTGCCGTACAACAATGCAGAATCAAAATTGTCACCTAACCACGAAGTATTAGCAGTAACAATAGACTCAGGTATGTAGAAATAGTGCAGTTCTGCGGTGTACCCTGAATTAGGTGTTGGGCCAACAATGAACGTAAGTTCAGTTTCATTGTCCGAGCGAGGGCCAAAGATAGCGTAGTGTTTAGGCTCAGAAGCTACCGCGCTCAATGGATACGCCTCACGAACGAAGTTCACGTCCTTGTTTAGGAGGTACAGGTAATCACCCTGAAAGACTACAGCACCATTTACCGTTCCGCTGTTTGCCACTGTCAGAGTAATTGTTGTACCGCTGATGCTACGCACTAAAGCGTTAGCTCCAATGTTTGAACCCGTTACCTGCTGACCCACAGCAATACCTGTTGTGCTCGCTACCACGATGGTTTTAAGCCCAGATGTACCCGTAGCAGTTGTTGAGTTGTACGGGTATATGGCAAGGCTGTATACCGACAGGAAGTCCGGAGGACACTGCAAGTATTTATTACCAGTAGTTAGTACACCCGTGACATTCTTACGCAAGTTAGCAATCTGCACCGTGTTATAGATGCGCTGCTCCGCCTGCTTAATCATTGTATTGATCGTAGTCGTGTCAAACGTGTTCTGCGTGTAGTCCTGTACCGCAGCCACGAGTTGGGCGTATGTCATTGCCATAGTTTATGCCATTGGGCCGCGAGCCATCAAACCTTTGGTAGCCGCGCCAGTACCGCGTACCTTAATACCGGATGTTTTAGCGGCTGGCTGTGGACGGCGAGAGATGTTGCCTACAGACATATTGACTGTATTTGCATCACTGTGGTCAGGGCCAGAACCGGGGTTGTCAGTAGCTTTGACAGCTTTGCCAGACATCGTGTGTGGTTTGGCATAGACTTTGGCATCGCCAACTTCTTTACCCATCAGTTTTTTGCTGTATGTAGCCATGATTAGCCTCGTTTCTGGTTGGCAATTTTTGCCAAGTTACGACCCATAGTCTTCATATCGGCATTGGTTTTACCCTTACCTTTGCCTTTACCGCCGTGCATCATGCCAGCAGTAGGGCCGCTATCACCTAAATTTTTACCTTCGGTTTTACCTTTTTTAGCAATACCGTCGGCTGATTTTCTAAATGCCATTTTAATCTCCTTAACTAACCGTTACTGTACCAACAAATGTCGTTGCCACCAAGTAGTTTGGTGTCAATTCATTATCAAAAAATCTAGACCCACCAACTGGAGCCCAGCCCCACTGAATGTCTCGTGAACCACCTGACAAGTTGCCGTTAAAGTTAACACCAGAAGTTACATACGTTGTATCCCTACGTGGGTTACGCAAAGCTTGTGGGTCATCTACTGGAAACGTACCTAACATCAACTGTGGCTGATCTGGATCCCAACACTCAGGGCAAACCAACAACTCATACTTACGCTGTTTAATGATTTCAGTCTTAAGTTGTTTTAACCTAAATTGCTGACCACAGCGATCACATTCAGCAATCGCTATTTTGCCGGATGCGTACCGATTACCCATTAGTAACCCCCGCCACTTCCAATAAACATTGGCCTAGGAACAAGTCGAAGTGGAGCTTTCTCTCGGTCTTCACCAGCGGCAATCTCAAAAGTTTCATCGTAAATCTGTTTAAGCATCTGAATGCGGGGCATCAATTCAGGTACTTTGATTGCAATGTGATACGCCAAACCAGCTACAAGGCACGGTAAAAAACGAAAGTTCATGTCGGCGGTCTCAACACCAGCGCCAGCGTCTTGCACTCTACGCAGTCGGTAGTACACAAACTGATATGGTGTGCTGTTATCCGGTGTAGGCCAAACTGTTACTGCTGGCAACTGGGGTACAAACACCGCAACGCCATCTGCTTGGGCCGCTGCTGTTGTATTGTTTTGGCCACGGAATACGCCACCAAGGGTATTCCCTGATACGTATGTGTAGTAAATATCTTCTGTGCCAAGGCGAATAAAACCAGAGCCAGCCAAACCCACTATGGTGTTAAGCGTTATTGTGGTGTCCGTCGCCGTAATTGCGCCCACCAAGACCGAATTGGTTGGGTTAGTTTCCCCAGAAAGGCGCTGAATCCAGACTTGAATTGGGCGAGCTTGGCTAAGCTTGTTTGGAATAGTTGCATAAGTAGAGACGCTAATGCGTGAAATGGTTAAGTCGGCTTGCGTAGAAGCAGTGTTAGATCCAGTACGGATTACATGTTCTAGAAGGTCAATGGTGTCAGTCGGCAGTGCATACGTGGCTAAACCGGGGGTCAAGTTAATGATCCCCTGCTCCATCGTCCACATGTTGATGCCTTTGTTCTGCCACTCAACAGTCATTAGGTTCATTGAGCGACGTGCTGTACGCAGGTCATAACCAGAACGCATCTCACGGCCAGCCCTCTCCCACGCCTCTTCAGCGATCTCCGTGAAGTCCATGTTAAAGAGGGTTGAGCCGGTAGTAGTCATTGCTTATCCTCTGATTGAACCAAGAAGTTCCATTAGTCTGCGTTGTTCTTCTAACGAACCGCCTCCACCATTTCTAGCAAGCAGTTCCGCAACCAACTTAGCTACGTCACCGCCAGTTCGATCTTTTGAACGTGAAGTTAAGTCTTGTAACAGCTTTCCAAGATCACCGCCTCTTGCCGCAGATTTTGCTATCCCTATGGGCGTTGGCGTTGGAGCAAACCCCGGGTCTTGTGTAAAGTCCATAGGGGGTGATGGGTTGTAGTAATCCACAGGCCGCTGATAAAAACCGGGGTCTGTTGGATACTGTGGGAAAACCTCAGGAGGAGGTACAGGCATTAAGTCATCGTACACAGGAGGAAGTACAGGCATCCTATCATCGTAATTTACTTCGGGCTCGTAAAACCGTGGCTCTTCTTGTGGATCTTCCCGTGAAGGTGGTGGCACGTTTTCTTCTGGGTTATACCCAATCTGAGGGCCATTTGGCACTTTGGTATAGCCTTCTCCGTTCCAAACATAACGATACTCAGATGGATCAAGACCTCTTGTAGCCCTATCCATTGCTGTTTGTTGTTCCGTATAACCAGAAATGGGCTGACCATCGTAGCCAATCTCAGTTAATGTGCCATCAGCCTCTTGACGGTAAGAGGTGCGCGGCCCTTGCGGTTGTTGTGGATAAATTTCGGGCATAACGGGGCGCTCTGGACGGCGTGGCTCTTCATAGCGAGGCTCTGGGCGTGGGTCTGGTGTAGGTATCCCTCTTCCACCTTCGCCCGGGCTGTAAGGAATTGGGTCTGATAGCGTTGTTGTTTGCGGCGCAGGTTGTGACGTTTCAGGCGCGTAATATTTTGAAAAGATAGAACCAATTGCGTTTTCGTCTAAACCCATACTCAAAAATTGATTACGCAAATCATTAACACCACCGGCTCCACCAAACGCATCATTCGCGCGGCTGTAATCCGGAGCGGCGCTAGTAACATCACCACCCTCTGCATACTTACGCATGGCAGAACGCAGGCTCACGGGAGCTTTACGAAGTTGTGTAGAGTTTGTGGCTGCGGCTGCCTTTGGAGCGCCTTTAGAAGCCATTAATTGTTCGTATAGAGATGCCATTATCTGAACCCCGCCGTTTTCTTTGCAATAGTTTTAGGTTGCGCCACAAACTGTTTACCAGATGCTTTACCAGCACGTTTGGCTTTGGTTGTAGCTGCGTATTCTGCTGGGCTTAAAGATTTAATAGCCGCTTCAGGCAAATATCGCTCTCCCGTCTTACTTGACGGTTTACCAGACTTGGTGCGCCA